TCGTCGGATCGATCGCGCTCGTGCCCGGCGTGGACCTGCTCCTACCGCACAAGCACCGAGCGATCCCCCAGGGCCGGCTGTTCGTCGAGGACCCGATCAACGGTACGCCGCCGGACCTGTACTCTCTGGACACGTCGGCGCTGCTCAAGTACGAGACGGTGAACTAGTGCGCGCGCAGTCCTTCCAGGCCGGTGCGGGTCTCTGTCACAAACGACGCCGCCCGCAAGTAGTACCCGCCAGTGCTGCCCTGCACGACCTCGCCGGAGATCAGGACGCGATCCCCCTCGTCCCCGTCTACATGACGAGGCTGAGAATAGGCAATCGTGCGGTCTCCGACCTGGAAGCGCACACTGGTCGCGGTGCGGCTCACGATCAGGCCGTGCTCCGCGTCGAGCACTTGCAGGGCGGGCGGCGACGTGCGCGGCTTCGGGCGGTTGGCGTGTACGAACTCGCGGGCGCTCTTGAGAAACGCAACACGCTCGTTGGCCGGCAGTCGTTGATAGAAGGTGTCAAAGTCGAACGATGGCTTGGTCATCGATCGGGAGTGTACACGCCATGACCTTCGCGCGCTACTACAATCCGATCGCGGTGCTGACCGTCGTCGGGCAGGTCGTGACGTTCGCGGACGGTGAGGGCTTGAACTTCCGGTTCAGCGTGTCGCGTAGCATGGATCCGCTCCCTGATCGGCTTGAGTTCGGGATCGAAGGGCTCGACCCGATCCGAGCCCGCGCGATGGGCGAGGCGTTCAAGCGGTCCGATCTGCCCCTGGGTCGCGCGGTCACGCTGCAGCTCGGGTACGACGCGGTGCCAATCAGCGCGTTCACCGGGCTGCTCGAGACCTTCGTGGATCAGATCCCCCGCGGTCCGGCGCTCTGGGCGGTCGGCACCGCGGGCGACGGCGCGGACGCGTACGAGACCGACAAGATCGTGAGCGCCAAGAGCGGGTTTGCGCCGCTCCAGACGCAGCTCGACGAAGCCGCGGCGGTGCTCGGCGTGCTCGTACACCCGAGCGCGCAGGCCGTGGTCGGCGGCGTCAACCCGAGCGCGCAGGGGCCGTTCAGTGCGAGCGGGGTACGGACCGCAGCGGACGTGCTCGACAACGTCGCGCGGACCTGTCGCGCTCGGTGGTGGATCCGCGACGGTCAGCTGTTCATGGCACGCAATGGCCTGCCTGTACCCGGGGCGCCGGCGGTCGTCATCGCACCCATGCAGCCGGGGCCGCGATTCCCCGGTGCTCCTCTAGTCGAGCCGGTCACGATCGGCGCTGGCGGCGAACTACGCGCAACGACGTTCCTCGACCCGCTGATCGTTCCAGGTGGGCAGGTGTCGTATCAGGGCGGGATCTTCCGTGTTGACGCCGTGGTACACTCCGGGGAGACACGCAGCGCGGCGCCCTGGACGTCGCGGATCGTAGGTCGTGCACTATGAGCAGTCCCGACAGACGCGACACGATCGACGCCCCGACCCCGGGGACCGCCGCGGTGCTGTCCATGTTGCGCAACATGCGCCGAAACAGCGAGCTCGGCCTGTGCGTGATGAAGCCTGCGACCGTGGTCTCGTACGATCCGATCACGCAGACGGCGCAGTGCACGATCGGGTTCCTTCGCGTGCTCGCTGCCCCGATCGAGGGCGCGGCTGGCGAGGCGAACGCGCCCATGCCGCCCGAGCTGGTCTCGGCACGTGTCGCAGTGCTCCAGGGGTCCACGCATTCAGATCACGTGCCGATCGCACCGAACGATACGGGGATGCTGATCTTCGCCGATCGTGCGCTCGATCAGTGGTACCGCTCTCCCGGCGCGCCCGTCGACCCAGGCAACGCACGCACTCACGACCAGGCCGACGCGGTGTTCATCCCAGGACTTGCGCCGGATGCACTGCGTACGACGCCGCCCGTGAACCCGACGGCGCGGACCATCGACGCGCCGCAGATCGTACTCGGCTCCGCTGCGGTCCCGGGCGTCGACAACGTCGCGATCGCATCGCTCGTGCACGCGCATCTGCTCGCTCTGTTCGGCGCCATGGCGCCCGTAGCGCTCGACGGCGGGGCGGCGCTCAAAGCTAGTGCGCTCGCGTACCTTTCGACCGTCAACCCCATCACGGCCTATGGGTCGAGCAAGGTCAGCGCCGAGTGAGCATGTCACCAGGCACTCGCACGGTCAGCTCGGGCACCATGGCCCGGGCGATCTACGACGAGATCGAATCGGAACTCGACGGGTTCGAGCCTGACCCTGACGACCCCGGCGTGCTCTGGGCGCGCCTGGCTGCTGCGATCGCGAACGGCGTGATCGCGCACATGGTTGCTAACGCCGAGATCACCGTCGCGATCAACACGACCGACGCCGGACTGCAGCGTGACCCCGCGACGAACGACGACACGCGCGGACCGGCGAAAGACATGCAGCTCGGAGGGACGATCGAATGACGTGCGACCTGCAGATCGAGCCGTACGGCGGGGGCGCTTGGGACCTCGTGCTCTCCGAGACCGAGCAGGGGCTCGACGCCGTGCTCGTCGGGGACACCGAGGCGACGCACCCGGCCGCGACGCTCCAGCGTCTCACGTACGCGCTGCTCGTGTGGCTCGGTGAGTCCGTGTTCGACCGCGGGATCGGCTTTCCTTGGGAGCAAGGTGTGTTCGGGCGCCAGCCGCTCGATGGGATCCCGATCTACCTGCAGGAGCATGCAGAGGCGGTCGAGGGCGTCGAGGGGCTGATCGAGCCGCCCCGCATGTTCTACGACGCCGATCTGCGCCGGCTCCGTACTGTCCTCAAGGTACAGGGCGCGGGTTTTGAACTCGACTTCGATCAGGAGCTGACCGGATAATGGCTTTCACGTTCTCGTCCTCGGGTCTCACGATCCAGACCTATGCCCAGGTGCTCGCCGACGTGCAGAGCGAGTACCGCTCGCGAATCAGTGCCCGCGTAGCGACGTCCGCCGGCTCTCTGCTCGGGCAGGTGCAGCGCATCACGGCGCTCTTCAGTTACCGCGCCCAGGAGCGGCTGCAGTACCTGTACCAGTCGCTTGACCCGCGGCTCGCTGAGGGCGCGCACCTGGACGCGCGGCTGCTCTCCCTCGGACTCACGCGCGAGCCTGCCCTGCGCGCCGAGGTGCTCGGCACGATCACGACCACGGACACCGCGACCATCACGAACGGCACACGCTACTCGTGCGGGGGCTTCGTGTTCGCGGTCATCGGCGGGCCGTACAGTCGCACAGGCGCAGGCACGATCACCGGGGTGCGGCTACAGAGCGAGCTGTACCAGGCGATCGACGTCTCCGGGCTCGGCGCTTGGACGGTGGTCGACGCAATCGCGGACGTTACCGGGTTCGACGACACGAGCCAGCCGATCGTGGGGCGCACCGAGGAAACAGACGCCGAGTTCCGAGCGCGCGCCGAAGAGGAACGGTACGCCCGAGCAAACGGCCCGCTCGACATGATCGAGGCCGGCGTGGGACTGGTCGAGGGTGTCACGTACGCGCGCGCGTACGACAACACGGACCCGTCGAGCGACCCGGACAGCAACGGGATCCCGTACGACGCTGTGAACGTGGTCGTGTCCGGCGGCACGGATGCCGCGGTCGCGCAGGCGATCGAGGACTACGGCCCGTCGGCGACGCGGTACTACGGTGCAACCGAGGTCACGCTAGGCTCGGGAGCAACGGCGCGGGTCGTGGGGTTCGATCGCGTGGCTGACGTGGACATGTACCTGCGGATCACCGTCACAAGCAGTACGAGCGAATCGGCCGGCGACGCGCTGAGCCAGCCCGAACTCGAGGACGCTCTGCAGACGCTGCTGGCGTCCTGGACCGCAACGAACTGGACGATCGGCAAGGACGTGATCCCGGCCGAGATCATCGGCGCAGTAATGACCGCGGGGATCCCTGCGATCGATGCCGTGACCGTCGAGCAGTCGATCGACGGATCTACCTGGTTCACGACCAAGCGCACGATCACGATCCGGCAGCAGGCCAAGTACAGCAACGCACGTCTGACCGTGCCGACACCCCTCTAAGAGCACCATGGGCACCGGAACACTCCCCGATATCGACGTCGATCCTACGACCTTCGACGCCACGTACGCCGACGAGCTCGTCTCGCAGAAGTACGACCGCGACGCGGCCGGGAACCTGCGCACCGCGTACCCGAGCAGCGCGATCGTCTCGCGGTTCACCGCGGGCTACGGCAACACGCTTGATAATCTGATCCGCTCGATCCAGAGGCGGCTCCGAGGGGCCGCACGGATCGGCACGTACGCAGACACCGCGACGGATCACGGGGCGATCCTGAGCTGGAACGTAGGCGCCGCGCGGGCACTGCTACGAACTGCGAGCAATAGTGCGTACACCTCGCTGCAGGTGCTGCAACTGCACCTCGGGAATAGTGCACGCGTGCTCGATCGCAACGGAGCGCTTGAGGGGGCCGAAACCGCTGGGCGAGGCTCGCTCGGCCTGCGCACGGACGACGGCACTGCATGGATCAAGACGACCGCGTCCGGGAACACGGGATGGGAACAGATCGGAGCCAGCGCGATCGTCGAGCGTGACGTGTCCGGCGTGGACATCGACAACACAACGTCCGAGACGGAGCTCGCTACGATGACCGTGCCCGCGAACGCTCTCGGAATCGACGGACAGATCGCGACGCTCGACATCCGCGGGGACGTGCTCAACAACGGTTCGAGCCGGAACATCACGTTCCGTGTGTATCTCGGCGGCTCTGTCGTCTGGCAGGACCTGGTCGCGCTCGGCAACGTGGACGATCGCCGTCCGATGCACGTGCACGCTGAACTGGTGCGTCTCACGGACTCGTCGCAGGTCCTGCACGGCTGGATCTCGTTCGGCGGGGCGAACAGTGCAGAGCCGGACGTCGGCACCGGCGGCACCATGGCGGCGGCCGGGCTGCTGTATCCGTTCTTTGCCGAGGGTCTCGCTCTGGACGAGACGTCCACGATCGCCTGGAGAGTGTCGGTTGAGCACAGCGCCGCAACCACGAACCTGCGCACGCGTGTGCAGTCCTCGCTCCTACGGGTCGACTGATGAGCTACTGGGGATCGTTCTGGGGCGGCGGCTCCGATGCCGTCGGCGCGCTCTGGGTGCGAATCAACCGCGACGTACCCGTGATCGGCGCGATCGGTGACGTGCTCGAGCTGCTGCACACGCGCTGGCTCGGCGTCGCGCAGGCGATCGAGTCTGCGTTCGATCTGCGCACGGCCGTCGGGTACTCGCTCGATCTGTGGGGCGAGGTCCTCGGACAGAAACGGCTCGGGCTCAGCGATGACGACTACCGCCGGATCCTTCTCGCGCAGGCGCAGGTCGTGCTCGCCGGGACGAGCACCCGAGCCAAGATGATCGCCGTGTTCACCGCGTGGGCCGACAACGCGCCGACCGAGTACCGCGACACCGGGCGCACCGTCGAGATCGGAGGGGACGTCCCGGCCGCGTATGAGGCCCGGCTGCTGCGGCTGATGAACCGCGTGCGTCCAGCCGCGCGACGCGTGCGGGTGTACAATGTCACCTCTGACGACCTCGTCGCCGACTACGGGCTCGACCCGGTCGGCACGACCACGATCACCGACTACGGGCTCGACCCCGTGACAGGCGCAGCGCCGACCTCGGAGCCTATCCAATGACCGCACCGACTACTGATCCGATCCTCTGGGCCTCTGACACGAACTGGAGCAGCGGCCCGCGCTCGGGCGATCCACTCAAGGATACGAGCATGACCGCGGGAGTCGCTGCGCAGGGCATCGTCGCAGGGCAGACACTCAAGGCTGACCAGCTCAACCAGGTGCTCAACAATCTGTCCGCTTGGGTCGGGTTCATGGAATCCGAGCAGGGGCAGGGGTGGTTTGGCGACGGCTCGGACGGCAACGCGACAATCACTGGAGGCACGACCACGCTCACCCGTGACACGTACTACGCGGATCTCACTGTCGCTGCGACTGGTGTCCTCGACACGAACGGTTACCGTGTGTTCGTCTCGGGCACACTGACCATCGTGGCGGGCGGCGTGATCACGAACCCCGCAGGGGACGGATCAAGTGGCAGCACAGGCGGCGTGGGCGGCGCACCTGCGTCGACCGGATCGATCAGCGGCGGTACGTACGTCACGCCAGGGGACGGGGACGGGTCGGGCGGAGGAGCGCCAGGTGCTGCGGGGGCGAACGCTACGCAAGGACTCGGTGGGGCGGGCGGTGCCGGTGGTACGGATGGCGCGCAGGCTGGCGGTGCAGGTGGTACGGTCGCGCTGGACGCGTCCCTGGGCGGGGTGCGGCACGCGCAGTCGAACGCGGGCGCGTTCCTGGACGGGACACTGCTCGAAGGCGGTGGTCAGGGCGGCGGCGGCGGCTCCGACTCTGCGAACAATGGCGGGGGCGGAGGTGGACCGGGCGGCGTGATCGCGATCTTCGCGCACACGCTGAACAGCGCAGGCACGATCCGCGCGGACGGTGGGGCGGGCGGTGCGGGGCAGACGAACACCGCTGGAGGCGGGGGCGGGGGCGGTGGCGTCATCTTGCTGCATTACCGGCGACTGGTCGCGCTCGGGACTACCAGTGTCGCAGGCGGTGCAGGGGGTGCCGGCGTTGGCGGTGGGGGCGACGGGT